ACGGAATGGCATGCCAGCGCGATTGGCCATAATAAGACTACACGCTGTCATTTCAATTGCCTTGTCAGGACTACGTTGGAATGTTTTGATGTCGGCGGCAGTGAATTTAAGCTCAGGAGTTTTCATCCACTCTATCACATACTTTTTACAATCTTTTTGGCTGTAATAGTAATTGTAGTAGTAAAAACTTTGACGCATAAAATGATCAAATGTAGCATCGTCAAATGCTGTGGCACGTTCAGTATCCCACACTGGCTCACCGCCTGTGTACTTTTCATCAACCATCAATGGGTTGCGTTGTACTTTTACTTTTGACCGTACTGTTTTACCGTTGAGTTTCATGTCTTGCCTTTACTAAGGGTTTATATGCGAATTTATTTGCATGGGCATCATACAATGCCATGTGCGGTTTCCATCCTATTGTGTCTCTTTCCAACCAAAACCAATCTAATGCTTGTTGATCTATATCGCCCCAAATATTTTTTGTTGTTAAAAAATCGGGCAACATGTCGTCGGGCAGTAACATTATCATGTTACGCATCAACTGCCAATCTGTATTGTAATCAAAACAAATGGTACATTCCGTTTCACGATACAGCTCTAACCATTCTGCAAGCTCTTTGGCTATCATGTAGCGAGGGCCTGTTATTCTGTTTTTATGCTGACCCAATAACGGAAGTACTACTTCTCGAACAAAGCCACTACAGGCTTCTTGCCTATAGTCTGTTAGCTCTGCATAAAATTCTCGATCATTTTCGTCAACTAATCCAATGGAGATTAAGTCACATTCCGACTCGGGAAAATCTGTGAATTCCGTATCCAAAAATATCAACATAAGCTAGTATAGCATTTTGGTATTTATTTGTCAACCGTTTAGGAGTGTAGCAAATACTAGATATTGCTCTAAGGTATTTACTGCTTCTTGAAGTTCTTGTGTAAGCTCTTGTTTTTTAACTGTATTTTTGCCAAATCTGCGGCAAGTAACATCTTCTTTGCTTATTTCGTTTTGTATGCGTCTGCAATTTGTATACATTCGTTTTAAATCACGTTGATGCTCTTGTTTACAAGCGATAATTTTGAAATATAGCTCAGTTATAAATTGATCCATATTGTATTATATATTAAAACGATTTCTGGGTCAACCCGCGATAAATACTACAACTAACAGGATTCACTTATGGCACGTTTAAGTCTATGGAAAGACGGCAAACACTCAAATGATTACAAGTTTTTTGATCGCAGGATCAGTGAAATGTTTACCATTGGCGGTACGGGCGTACTATTAAACAAATATTTAGGTCCTACTAAACAAACTGGCAGTACAGATGCTACTATACCAGATTATTTAAATCAAAGCGAAAAGAATATTCAAGACTTGCTATGGTTAGAAAACCGCGATCGCAAGTACGATACTGAAGTATATAAAATGCGTGGTATCTATCAACGTGCCGATCAAGACTTTGACCTGAGCCAATTTGGCTTGTTCTTACAAACTGGAACTATCTTTATGGTATTCCACTTACGTGACATGGTTGATCAAATTGGCCGTAAACTAATTGCCGGCGACGTAATTGAATTGCAACACCTTAAAGATTTTGATGGATTAAATGAAGATGTACCCGCCGCACTAAAACGTTTCTATAGTGTAAGCGATGCAAGTTTTGCAAGTGAAGGATTTAGCCCAACTTGGTGGCCACACTTATGGCGTGTTAAACTTAACCCGCTAGTAGACAGTCAAGAGTACAAAGATATTTTAGATAAACTAAAAGCTGGAACAGATACTACTACCCCGGTGGGAGAAATTTTAAGTACGTATAACACATACATGGATATTAATAAGGCCATTGTTGCTCAAGCCGAAATTAATGTTCCTAAGTCTGGGTTTGACACCTCGTCCTTGTTTACTTTACCAACCAACGAAGCCGGTGATCAAGTTGCTACTCCAATACGAGCAGACAACACCTTTCTAACAGCCGACAACAATAACACTACCGCAGATGCAGGTGTTGCAAGTCCAAAGAGCAAAGTCCACGGATACTTAACTGGAGATGGCACAGCACCAAATAGTGTTGTAACTGGCGCTGGCGTTGCTTTCCCAGAAACGCCAAGTCAAGGAGATTATTTCTTGCGTTTAGATTACTTACCAAATCGTTTATTCCGTTTCAGTGGCTACAATTGGTCCAAGATTGAAGATGCTGTACGTACTAACCTAACACCTGGAGCAGATAATAAAACACAGAAGTCGGGCTTCGTAAATAACACTAATACTTACAAAGATGCCGCGGGCAATACACACACCGAACGTCAAAGTTTAAGCAAAGTACTCACACCTAAGGCAGATAATTAATGTCAGTAGTTCAATACAATTACGATGGTCAAATACGTAAATTTATAATTCAATTTATACGTATGGTTTCCAACTTCCAAGTACAGTTTGGAAAAGATAGTAACGGCGATCGCACACTACAAACTGTACCAGTGTATTACGGCGATCCGAGCCGCCAAGCTAGTGTAATTTTAAAACAAAATAGCGAAAACACGTTGAGTGCTGTTCCAGCCATGGCCGCATATATATCTGGATTCCAATACGATCGAGATCGACTACAAAACCCGTATCACGAAAGTACATTACGTTTCCGTGAACAAATATACGATAAAGATGCACACGCTTATACTGGACAACAGGATGGAATTTATACTGTAGAAAGATTAATGCCTGCTCCGTATAAGGTAACAATCAAACTAGATATATGGACAAGTAACACAGACCAAAAGCATCAAATATTAGAACAGCTGACTCCGTTGTTTAATCCAAGCATGGAAATTCAAAGCAACGATAACTACATTGATTGGACCAGTTTAAGTGCTGTATTGTTAACTGATGTAACCTATAGTAGTCGTGCTGTTCCGCAAGGTGGCGAAGAAAGTATTGACATAGCTACAATGACTTTTGAGTTGCCAATTTGGATTACATTGCCAGCTAAGGTTAAAAAGATGGGCGTAGTTGCACAAATTATTGCCAACATGCACAACGTCGATGGCGACTTGAATCCAGAGATTATCTACAGCCAACCAAGTAGTCAACAAAGATTTACACCAATGAATTATGGTCTAGTCTGGGTTGGCAATACATTGACCTTGTACAAGAATGCCGCACAATACGGAGTGCCAACTGCATGGACACAGGTAGTTGCGTTATTTGGAACATTAACAAATGGTATTAGTCAGATGCGCTTGTCATTTGAATACCCAGATGGCACACATGAAATTGCAGGTACTGTTGCTTATAACCCAACCGATGACACCCAGCTATTGTTTACAGCTTTTCCCGAAACATTGCCGGCAAATACACTAAGAGCGGTTGACGCTATCATTGATCCTATGAATGTTACCATAGATAGTAGCATACTAACTCCTACCAATGGAGCTCGATATTTGATTTTAAATCCAATCGGTGATGCCAACAGTGATAGTTCTATTGCATGGGCAGGTGCGGCTGGTACTAATTTAATTGCCAATGCCAATGATATCATTGAATGGAATGGATCATACTGGCATGTATCGTTTGAAAGTAACAATAATCCAGTTGTGCAGTATGTTACTAATACTAAAACTCATGTCCAATATCGTTGGGCCGGTGATGCTTGGGTAAAGAGCTACGAAGGTGAATACTCTGCAGGCAACTGGAGTTTGGTTCTCTAATGTCCGACAATCATACAGAAGGATGTGGCGCATTAGTGTACGCCAAGTCGACTAATCGATATCTTTTTTTACTACGAGATAAATCCAAACACTCAGGTAGCTGGGGAATTGTAGGCGGAAAGATTGAGGCAGGAGAAACTGTTACACAAGGACTTGTGCGAGAGATACGTGAAGAAATTGGTAGTGATTTTTCTAAGAAAAAGTTTATTCCTCTAGAAACATTTACAGCAGACAATCGTAAATTTGCTTACTACACATTTTTGGTAAGTGTAGAAGAAGAATTTGTTCCTAAATTAAATAGCGAGCACCGCGGATATTGTTGGGTAAACTTAGACGACTACCCAAGACCGTTGCATCCAGGTCTTTGGCGTAGTTTTAATTTTGATATTGTTCGTAAAAAGATAAAGACTCTAGAGTCTATATTAAATTAACCAACGTCAGCTTCTAGTACAAAGTCTCTGTAGTCGATTTGACGGTAGTTTGGTTTGCTATCAAACATAGCATGTACATACCATTGTGCTGTTGGCATAATACTTACAAATTCTACATTAGGGTATGTAGTCATCACTGTGCTTAACGACATGTTCCAAAATGTTTCATTTTGATCTTCGGTGGATGCTGGGTACCCGTTGGTATCTTTGTAAATGTTATTAACATTTCCAGCTTCATCGTACCCGTCAAATCCCATTAAGAATATTTTTTTATGCCCATCAAAACAGGCCAAGTAAACTGCCAATGAGCCGGCGTCAAATGCTATGTTTTGCGGAATCAAATAAAATTTACCCGGATAGTCAATAACGTGCTGACCATTTGCATAAACAATATTTTCAGCGGTGTACGTTGACTCAGCAATTTCTTTTACTATGCCGTTTCCAACAGCAATTAAGAAGTCGGGAGTAAAATCTCTGTATAATGCATTACAACCATACGACTGTAGTCGGTTTGATCCAAGTAATCCGCCAGTGTGATTATCAATGTGCATTAAATCAAAATCTTTACGCGATTCACCGTTACCAATTACCAATGCTTGTGTGGTTGTAAAGGTATTGAAAACTTGATTGGGAACCATTTCTGTAGTTGGGTGCCACTCGCCGTTTTCGTATGTTAATTGTGTGATAACATTTTCGCCTGGATAAGAACTGCGATAAAGTTGTTTTAATTTTTGCATAGTATGTTAAATATTAATGTTTACCAACTACCACTTCAATAGTTACAATATCATCGGATCTGACTGTGCTTAAACTTTTTCCTAAAATACAACCAGGAATAAATTTATCATTATCAATTGTTTGTGCCACACCTTCTATACTACTAGTTACTAGTACATCACCTTTTGTAACAGGACCTTTAACTCGGCACGGAACACGACCTGTTAGTGCAACAGCTTGGCCTGCTCCTGCGGCATTCATCAAGTATGCCGGTTCACCAGAAATGACTCCAGCAATACGAGTATCGTGATCAATAGTTGATGATGTAATTTCGTGTGTTCCACCAAATACAACTACTGTGCCAATTGGATATTCTTTGTCTGACGTATATTTTTCTGCCAAGTCAGCGTATTTGGCTTGAGAAGAGATACCGTAAAATGTATTAAACCATTGAACCGATGATCCTAAGTTATAAGTTAGGTTGGCTGTAGGAACAATGTTACCAGATAAGTTTACGTTACCAAATGTTTTGTTTGTTAGTGTCTGAGTGCCCGTTGTAGTCACTGCTATGTTACCGCCCGGTGTTGAGCCGTCGTGTACGTGTATCGTGCCCGAATCGGAGTTAACAGCGAGTTCGCCGGCGGCGCCAACATAGGCGTTGGAAGCGGCGTTGTTACCTCGTCTAAATTGTACTTGTGTTGGCATCTCTTAAATTCCTTATATGTTATTTATCTTAAAGTGTTCTTATAATATTCCAAGATCGTACGTTTTTACACTACCAACTGGATCCATTAAATCATACCGACCAAAATTTCCAGTCGGCACGCCAAATCCATCAAAATTTGATGTCAATGTAGCTTCAGTTCCGTACAATGTTGCCAAGTTTAAGTTAGCAATACCTGGAAAAATACTAGTAGTAGAGTTACGATATGTTAAATTTGCACCAACTAAAATACTTACGTTGCTTGTGCTGGCGAACATAGCCTGTGTAGCTGTTCCACTATCGCCGGCGTAAACACGTATTACGTCATCGCCTGCACCTGCGCTTGTTTCTGCTTGGATATATGCTTTTTTGTCTACAGAAGTAACACCACCCAAACTAGACCAAGCATTACCTGCGCCGTATCCTTCAAAACTTTGAAGTTGAGTGTTATAGCGTACATGCCCTAATTGTGGGCTAATAGTGTTGTATGCACCGCCTGGGCGTTGAGCAGTATTACCTGTTGGTAATGGTACAAATTGTATGTCGCTGTTTAATGTAGTAATACCATTTAAAACGCCTGCACTATTACTACCAAGTGACACCGTTGTGTTACCATAAGTTACCTGTCCGGCCGCCCACGTAGGAGCATATCCTGCACCAGCAGATTTTAAGAAGGTACCTTGAGCACCAGCTGTAATGAATGTTGTTAAGTTGGTATCTGCCTGGATCATTAATTGTCCAGCACTACCGCCTTGAATATTTGTTGCACTGGTAGCAACTGTAGCCGTACCAACAGTTAGCGTGGACCCGCTGACCCAAGTTGGAGATCCTGTACCTCCAGACACTAAAATCTGGCCCGATGTACCGGCTAGGCTTAGCCCCATACCACTTGAAGTAGAATATGGAACTGCGCCTGCAGCCGCGGTCAATGCACTACCGGTGCCACCATATGCTAATGCAACAGGAGTACCTTGCCAAGTGGACCCGGTACTCATTGTTTTGTTTAATACTGTCTGAGTAGCACCGGTGGTTAATACCGTCGCACCGCCGCCGGCAGTTGTGCCATCGTGTAAACGTAGCGTTTTGGCATCAGTATCATAGGTAATCTCGCCAGCGGCGCCGGTAAAGGCGTTATTCTGGGTAGTAGTTCCTCGTCTAAATTGTACTTGATTTGCCATATCTATCCTCTGTTTCTATATTTATACTTGGTTACGCCTGTGCCTCGGACCAAAACAAGTTAATGTTTACGTTGGCTGTGTTAGCTGTTAGGTTTTTAACAACAACTGCTAAAACGTCTGGTCCGTCTGGATAATTGCTGTATCCACCGATTGCAGAGTTTGTTAATTCTTTCAGATTGGTTAGGTCAATTTGTGCAAATCCGCCAGGTTGTCCCAATGTACTAAAGTTCTGTTCTCCTGGGGTAGCAACTGTTGAGCTACTTGTTGAAATTTGAGCAAAACTTGGTTGAGATCCCAGGGCCGCAGAGTTAACTGCTTGCCATGTTAGCGAACTGGCATCAATATTACCAGGATTTAAAATACCGTATACTTGCACTGATTGGTCTGACTGAATTTGCAACTGCTGTAATAGCAATTGAGAACGGTTGATCAAATCTCTATCGCCAAACTGTCCGGCAATAGAATTACTTACGCTAGGTGCCAAACGTAAAAAGAATGTTGTTTTACTTTGGTTAGCTGTAAGTACAGTTCCCAATGATGCATAGTTAAAGTAGTAGCCGCGGTCTGTGTCAAATAATCCGTCCATGATATAACTACTACCCCAGTGATTAACAATCGGAGCACAAGTACAACTAATTAATGTCACAGATGTATAACCGTTGCCAGCGGCATGACTAGCGGCTGCGCTACCAGTAAATGACTTTGTAGATCCGCCAACAAACAGGCTAAAACTAGCACCACGTGTACATCCAGTCAATGTATTAGTACCTAAACTAATACCTGTGTAATTGATACACTCCTGGTCAATTAAAACTGTTCCGCCTGTATTAGGGAAACGGCTAACATCATATACCTGGATTGATGTAACTGAGCTATTAATGTTGGCGTACAATCTATCACGTGCAGATTCATTGATAGCTTGGTATCGCACAGCTTGGTTACCTGTACGCATATATGCTTCATCATTAACGTTATTTTGTTTCAACCTATGTGCCAGGATCATGTTACCATCTGGACCGCGCAAGAGAAAATCAACAAAGCCGGCACCGTACCAGGAGAATGAAATTCCTAGCATTTGCATTTTGTTTAAGTTAATGTTGTATCCACTAATACCTGTACCATCTAATCGGTCAATGTTAAATTGGCTTTGTGGTACACGCTGGTCAATAACCTGTGCAATCTTGCAACTGGTAGCGTTATTAACGCCGCGGTATTCTGGGTTAATGGTCATGGTTGTATCATCAGTAATTGTACCAACCATATAGGTCATGCCGCGAATAACAATACGATCCCCAGTTTTAAGTTGTTGTGTAAACCGTGAACTTGTTCCGGTAACAGCCTGACTGCCTGAGTTAACAGTAATAAATCCAGACAGCTGATATGTAGCCGAGCGTTTGACCACTGCTAGCTCTTTGCCGTCAAACTCCCAAAACAATCCGTTCTGGTCATCAAATGCACCGCATCGAGTTGTAGCACCAT